GCGTACGTTACCCACGAACTTCTGAATGGCGTCAAGCTCGGCACAGTCACCGAGTAATTTCTTACTGACATTTGCTGTACCCGATGCCGCGTTGTTCTGCATGGTGATTTGCGCTGATGCGCTTTTGTCTTTCTTGCGTCCCGTCCAGACTGACGCGTTGAACTCAACGATCATGGCGCTCGATTGGATCGATGGTGCCGATGTTGACGGTGTGGGCCAGTTGATTGGCCCGTCGGTTACCGGTTGTATTTCCATTGCTATATCCTCATAAGTTGTTTTTGTTAGGGAACTCCCTAACAAGTTTGTGTGAAACATGAAATGAGAACTCCCATCCCATAAACACATTATACCCTAAATGGAACGTAATGTCAAGTGATGGCGAATGGTGGTAGAATATGGAAACCGCCAGAATGTCTCGTAATGTCTCGGAATGTTCTGTTGGTGGTGGTTGCATGTTATTGAAAATAAACAAATGTTCCAATTGTTCCTGTTTTCATGGAATTACTACCTCTTCCCCTTGGGGGAAGGGAAGGCAGGGGAGAACCGAACAAAACCTTCCCTTAATTTACCTTTGGGTAGTAATTATATAGATTAGCGAACATTACAATATATATATATATATAGGGGCAATACTTACCGCTAAACATACAACGTGTTCATTTATATTCCATCGTCATCCACTATTTAAATGTTCGTTTCACTACCGAACATTGTAGGAACATTATGGAACATTTAAGAACATTACCAGCGAACCTGCCGAACATTGTTAGGGAACTCCCTAACACGTTCTTGTGCCCCTTCCCACAGCGCCCCGTCCCGCACCGCTACGCTAGGAACTGGTATCATGACAGTAACACGTTCGACGCAACGCTACTCTAGGAACTGGTATCAACCCCGCCGAAGCGGGGTTAGGGTGTGGCCCCCGAAGGGGCCGTGGGTTTAGCCTTCGATGATGGCTCGGAGGTCGTCATCTGATCCGATGAGCGACATGGTGTGAGCAACCGATTTGATGAGCTGCGCTGGATCATACTCGGGCGTCTCATCCTTTCGCGCCGTGTTGGCGATGGTCTTGAGAGCCGCGATGATTTTCTCGGCGCTGGTCTTGGTCTCCTTTTGCTCGGGTTCGATCTCACCGGCTTCGAGGGCACGCGCCTTGAGCTGGCCTTTCAGATCCTTGAGCCGCGAGCTGACCTGCTGCGTCACGTATCGTTTGCGGGCTTTGTCCTCCTCGGGTAGCGCCTTGACATCGACTAGGAATAACGCGGTGTCTGCCTGAGCGAACCCTGCTAGAATCGCCGCCTTGGTTTTAGCGAAACCGTCCTCGGTCGCGGTGCTGTCGCCGCTGTCGTTGCCGTTGGGGGATATGCAATCCGTGTGACGCATACCGGCCGCGAAGAGTGCATCAATGTGCTCGCCGCGCTTCCTTTCGCCCTCGGTCGTTGCTGTTGAGAATGCCTGTACTGATTTGAGTAGTTTTGTGTTCACGTTTTTATATCTCCAGTTTTAGCGGCTCGCGGTATGCTTGCCTGCTGGTAACGTATTATCCACATCTAGCCGATGATGTCAACAAATGGCCGATAATGGTCAATTATGGAATGTTAGGGACATCCCTAACAATGGATCTGGCCGCTACCCTACCTACCCCCGACCCCCCTTTGCTGCTATGGGACTCCACACATCTCTTAGTATTACTAATTTACTCAAATAACTATCTATTTTTTGAGTTGGGTACCCCCTAACATGTTCCTGCTAGACCCCCACCCCCTCGATATAGGGAACACCCCCCGGTAGGAGTCCCAACTTAATGTTGCAAAAAATTATTTTTCATGTACATTTGCGGTAACGGTTAACAACCTGCGTACATTTATGACCATAGTGCTCGATTCAGAAGTCGGCGTACCCTTATCTGTAGACATGACGTACTCAGATCTGCGCCAACGTGCCGAAGCTGCGTGCAACACTTCGTTATTACTTGCGGATAACGGGTTAGATGTAACGCCCAACAACGAAGACCGTGATGTAGCGGCGGGTATCGCAGTCGAATACGCTGAAAACCCAGTAAAAACGTCGAAGAAAGTCTCTAACGCCCGCGTAGCCAAGATGACCCCTGCGTCATTGATCCTGACAAACAACATCTTGCAAGAGTTTGGGCAGTCTGTTGCCGAAAGTGCCACCCAGATACGACACCTAGTCACCAACAAGCTGCTACTTGAGTCAGAGAACCCAGACCCACGGGTAAGAATCCGTGCATTGGAGCTGTTAGGTAAGATATCTGACGTTAGTTTGTTTGCAGAGAAGTCTGAAGTGACGATAACGCACCAATCTACCGACGATTTACGGGCAAAACTGCGTCAAAAGCTAGAAAAACTGGTAAATCCACCAGAAGAACTCAATGCACCCGTAGTTTTGGATGGTGAAGTCATCGATGTGGACGAGGTATTAGGGTTAAAACCCGACGAACCTGAAAAACCTGCTGAGTATGACGATGAGTGAGGTCGCACTAGACTTTACTGAAGAAGAAATCCAAGTCATGTTGGATAATCTTGATGAGTACACCCCCGATGAGGTGGTGGAGATAGACAGACTTGTTGATGAGCTAGATGCCCGTAAGAGAAACAAGTTAGCGTACGACGATTTAATAGAGTTTTGTAAGGCGATGCAGCCTGACTACATTGTAGGAAAGCATCATCGCATTCTCGCAGATATGCTCATGGCAATTGAGCAAGGGGATAAAGACCGTATCTGCGTAAATATTCCGCCCCGCCACGGAAAATCACAACTAGTGTCCATATTCTTCCCGGCGTGGTTCTTGGGGCGGAACCCCAATAAAAAGGTCATGATGGTGTCACATACCACCGATCTGGCCGTCGATTTTGGTCGAAAAGTCCGTAATTTGATTGCGGTAGAGGCGTACAAGGCCATATTCCCTACTGTCACACTGGCCGCAGATTCTAAGTCTGCTGGACGATGGAACACCAGTGTAGGAGGAGAGTATTATGCCTGTGGTGTTGGCTCTGCGTTGGCAGGACGAGGTGCTGACCTGCTTCTGGTAGACGACCCGCACTCTGAGCAGGACGTGATTAACGGTAACTTCTCAGTGTTTGAGAAAGCCTACGAGTGGTATACGTTCGGTGCACGAACACGTTTGATGCCGGGGGGACGGGTAGCGATTATCCAGACCCGATGGCACATGGATGACCTGACAGGACGTGTGGTTAGAGATATGGCCCAGAACGAACGGGCTGACGAGTTCGAGGTGATTGAGTTCCCCGCGATACTGGATACGACGGACAAACGAACGGGTGCTTCGGTACAGAAACCGTTATGGCCTGAGTTCTTTGATCTAGAGGCATTGCTACGGACTAAGGCGTCGATGCCGGTGTTCCAGTGGAATGCCCAGTATCAGCAGGAACCAACCGCAGAAGAGGCTGCACTCATCAAACGTGAGTGGTGGCAGGAGTGGGAGTTAGAAGATCCACCCAACTGCGAATATATCATAATGTCGCTTGACGCTGCGGCAGAAAAACACAACCGTGCTGACTTTACGGCGTTAACGACGTGGGGTGTTTTCTTCAACGAAGACGCAGATGCGTACAACATCATCTTACTCAATAGCATCAAGCAGCGGTTAGAGTTTCCAGAACTAAAGAACTTGGCGATGGAAGAGTATGCCGACTGGGAACCTGATTCGTTTATTGTGGAGAAGAAGAGCGCGGGTACAGCGTTGTATCAAGAGATGCGGCGTATGGGACTACCAGTGCAAGAGTACACGCCACACAGAGGATCTGGTGATAAACTAGCGCGTTTAAATTCTGTCGCTGATATTGTAGCATCAGGTCTTGTATGGATGCCTACAACACGATGGGCGGAAGAGGTGATCGAGGAGATTGCTGGATTCCCGTTTATGAGCCATGATGACTTAGTGGATTCGACTGTTATGGCACTGATGCGTTTTAGGCAAGGTGGATTCATACGCTTACCAACTGACGAACCCGACGAGATTCGTTACTTCAAACAACGACGCGGCGGGTACTACTAAGAGTATAAATTATGGCAGACAACGACACCGAGGACACCAACTTCAAAAGCCCAAAACCTTTTACTGCGTTAGCTACAAAAGTTCTTAGGGACAGAGGAGAAAAAGCCCTTTTCGCTGGTATGAACCCTGTAGTAAGGCGTTATGTTCTAAAGGCTAGAGAAGGTTATTACAGTACACCCGAGGAACTTCAAGAGGCTTTAGTTGATCTGGAAGACGAGTTAGTTTATGAGTATTTTCCTGAAGAGTATGCCCAACGAGAAGCAACTAGAGCAGCAGAAGTAGTGCCAGCAAACCAAGCTAGAGAAGTTGAAGCGGCACAAAAGGCTTCAAATACCCCTGCCCTCCCTACGCTACCTGAAGGGTTCAATGCAGGTGGGCGTACAAGACTATTATAGAGTATAAATTATGGCTATTGAAAAAGGTTTATATGCAGCACCAGAGGGTATGGACGATCTGCTTGAAGGCGAGGTTATGGATGATGCACTCGAAGGCGGTGCATTAGAGATCGAGATTGTTGACCCAGAAATGGTCACTCTGTCTGACGGTAGTATGGAGATCACGTTAATACCGGATGCTGATGAAGCAGACTTAATGTCGTTCGATGCTAACCTTGCAGAAGCACTAGACGATAGCGAGTTGCAAGGACTCGCACAAGATTTGATTGGGCTTATCGATGCTGATACCGATAGCCGTAAGGATTGGGCTGATACGTTTGTCAAAGGACTGGACGTATTAGGGTTCAAGTACGAAGAGCGTACAGATCCGTGGGACGGTGCTTGCGGGGTTTACTCTACGATACTTGCCGAAGCTGCCATACGTTTCCAAGCGGAGACGATGAGTGAGACTTTCCCAGCCGCTGGCCCTGTTCGTGTAAAGATATTAGGCGAAGAGACCGCAG